GGAACCGCGCAACAAGTATGCTTTTTCGCAACCGTGCTTAGTAGCCGCTTCCAGGGCGATCTGTGCGCCACGCTCGAAAATATCGCTTACATCAATGCCGTCCATGATCCAACGGCCATCGACGATGCGAGTAGGAGGGCGAGGCGTCGGGAGTCCTGCATCCGTTTCCGGGCACACTGGAATCAGGCGATGCTTCCGCCGCAATCGAGCGACCAATGCGGGGCGTCCTATCGGCCGCCCCCAGCGGGTAGTACAGCGACCATGGTATCGGCAGGGGATGCCGAGCAAACAGCGGCTAATCAAAACAGGAGCCCGAGGCATGATTTTCTCCTTATGTACCAGGGAAGGTTTCCTCGGCGGAATTTTACGTTTGGCGGGGAGTCAGGGTCAACCACAAAAACAGGAAGCCTTAAGCCCCCTGCGGGCATGGAGCCGAGCTTAGCAGGGACAAAGCAGTTTGCGCAGGGGGATAGAAAGTGTCCTTCTCTGCAAAAGGAAAATCCACAATGAGCAAGGGGAGCAAACGCCGACCGCGCGCCGTGTCCCGAGAGCAGTTCGACAAAAACTGGGCGAGGGTGTTCGGGAAAGGCTCGTCCAGCAAACCGGGGAAACCGGATAGTTCAAAGTCGGGAACGCCGCCGAGATCAGCGAGAAGTGGCTGCGTGCCTAGCATGTCCACGAAACAGATTTCGTAGACATCACACAGACAAGGCAAAACACGGGTACGCTTATACCCACAACTTGACAACTTGACACACCGCCTTTGATCCGGCCAGATCAAGGGAGAAGAGGTGAGCGTGCGGCAGTCCGGTGCCGGAACCACTGGACTGCCGTTTTTTTATGGCCATAACGCCCGAACAACTCAAAAAGCTGCGCGATGTCAAGCGCGACCTAAACGCGAAGATTCGCAAGGCTGAAAAGCTGGCCGACCCGGCTGCCGTTGCCGCTGTCAAGGCGAAGGAGCATAGCGACCAAGTGGCGCAGCGGTCGCGTGCTCAGTATGCGGCCAAGGCGGAGATCGGTCCCATTCCGCCAGTCGCCGACCCCGTGCGGAAAGAACGCTGCCGGTTGGACCTCTTCGCATTCTTGACTACGTACTTTCCGCATTCGACTGGACTTGGCCCGTTTTCCGATGACCACCGCCGCATTATTGCGGAGATGCAGGACGTAATCATTAACGGCGGCCGCCTCGTCAATGCGGTATTCAGAGAGTTCGGAAAGGCATTGTCGATTGATACCCCGCTGCCCACACCTACGGGTTGGACGACGATGGGTGAAGTTTGCGAAGGTGACACGCTGTTTGATGAAACGGGGCGGCCTTGCCTTGTGATTTTTACCACTCCGGTGATGCAGGGGAAGCCCTGTTATCGCGTAATACTGGATGATGGGGAGTCTTTGATATGTTCTGGAGATCATTTGTGGACGGTGACGGATGGATATCTGCGCCGGTCTATCACCGCTACTACTACCGAATTGAAGGATGGGATTAAGCAGAACTCAACTATCAAAACCAATCGGGTGAATAGATATTCTATCCACGTTGCCGGTCCGCTCAAAATTGAACGCGATGACGATTCCCTGTTGGTTGATCCTTATATCCTTGGTGTATGGCTCGGCGACGGCACTTCCGAATCGAATCACATTACCATTGGCGACCATGACGCCGCTGAAATGTGCGGGTTGATCCGCTCTGTAGGCGAAACGATTACCAAATGTGGCCCACCGCTAAAATACTTGGTTGGTGCGGGCAGCAGGGGACGGTCGTCATGCTTTGCCGGTGCTGAAGCAGCCAGGCGAATGATTGTAGCCGGAAAATCATCTGCCGAGATTAGCCTGGCAACTGGGATCAATTACCGCACGGTTTGCAATATACGTTACAGAGGGGACCGACTTTCTAAAACGCAGGGGTTGCGGTCTAGGCTGGCGGAGATAGGTGTACTTGCTAATAAGCACATCCCGGCAAACTACCTGCGGCGACCAGAGGCCGACAGGTGGGCTTTGCTACAGGGTTTAATGGACACTGACGGCACGGTTTCCAAACGGGGGCACTGCTTGTTTTCTAATAAACGGAAAGTTCTCGTTGATGGAGTGCGGGAATTGCTGGCTAGTCTCGGTGTCAAAAGCACGCTTGAAGCGACAGTTATCAACAAACGACGCTATTGGCAAGTTCAGTTTACTGCCTATGCGGATCGGCCATGTTTTCGGTTAAACCGAAAAGTTGCCCGTCTTGCCGCCAAAAAAGCAGTAGTGCGGAGTGCTACCCGACGCATTGTGTCGATTGTGAGCGTTCCGTCGGTGCCGGTCCGCTGCATTCAGGTAGATTCGCCAAGTCGGCTGTATCTTTGTGGCCGCAGCATGGTTCCAACTCACAATACGACCATATCCGAAAATACAATTCTGTGGGCGGCGCTCTATGGGCATCGGCAGTTTGGCATTATTGCCGCAGTCAACTTAGCCGCCTCCACGTCGAACATTGACAGCATCAAAACGGAGTTCGCCGAAAACGATTTATTGCTAGAGGATTTTCCCGAGGTGTGTTATCCGATTCGAGAATTGGACGGCAAGCCACAGAAATGCAAATCGCAGACGTGTAACGGCAAACACACGTTGACCGCTTGGCGGGCCGACGTGATTGTGTTGCCGACCATTGACGGCTCACCCGCTTCGGCAAACACCATTCGGGCCAAGCCCTACGCCAAGGCGCGTGGCGTCAAGTTTAAGCGACCAGATGGCACCAATGTTCGGCCCGACCTGATTCTAGTCGATGACCCCCAGGACGATGAATCGGCAGCCAGTCCGGGACAGGTGCAAAAGAACCTCAAAATCCTAAAGAAAAATCTCATTCATACAGCGGGCCACAATAAGAAGTTGGCCATAGTGGTCAATGGCACAGTGATAGCCGAACGAGACATGATCGAATCATTGCTGTCTGATTCGGCGTGGCAAGGTGAACGGATTAAGTTTGTCCAATCGTGGTCGAAGGTCCACGACACTTTTTGGATGAAGGAATATGCGGCTGTTCGCCGGACGTTTGACCGTACTGCTGTTGGCGACAAACAGCGGGCAGAACGGGAAGCCACGGCACTTTACGCCTCTAGGCGCGATGAGGCCGATGCCGGTTGCGTGGTGTCTTGGGTCGAACGATACAACCGGATTACCGAACTCTCGGCAATTCAACACGCCTATAACGTTCTGATTGACGACGGCCCCGAAGTGTTCGCGTCGGAATACCAGAATCAGCCGCTGGACGAACGGTCCAAGGACTCCGTTCTAACCGCCGCGCTGGTCGCGTCGAAAACCAACGGCCTCGCCCGAGGTCGCGTACCCAAGACTGCGGAGTTTATCACGGTTTACATCGACGTGCATCTACGCGTTCTCTACTACGTGGCGACAGCCTGGACGAAGGATTTCACTGGCAGCGTAATAGACTACGGCACGTACCCTCGCCAGCCATTAAGCTATTTTGCTCAGGCATCCGCGCCGGTTTGCATGGCGGACGCAGCGCCAGGCACAACCGAGGACGCATGGATTCTAGCGGGCTTGACCGCGCTGACCAATGCCATCTATGGCATGACGTTCATGCGAGAGGACGGCGCGGAAATGCACGTCCACATGGTTCTTATCGATGCCAAGTGGGGCGAGAAGAATGAACTGGTCAAACAGTTTTGCCGGCGACATCCACAGGCAGGCACACGTTTATTGGCTTCGCAGGGGCTGGGGATCGGGCCGGCGCAGAAAGATTTCTCCGAGTATCGCCCGGAGCCCGGCACACGCACAGGCTACGGCTGGCGCATTGCGCCTCCGAAGGTCGGCGGCGACCGGTGGATAACGATCGACACGAACACGATGAAAAGCCACGTCGCCAACCGGCTGGCTCTTCCTCTGGGCACGCCCGGCGGGATTGAGTTGTTTGGCCTGGACCCGCGCGACCATGCTTTGTTCGCCGACCACTGCGTGTCAGAAGCCCCGATGGAAATGACGGCCAAACGCGGCATCGGTCAAATGCGAACGAAAACCGTTTGGGAATGGCCGTTGCCGCATACTGATAACCACTGGTGGGATTGTCTGGTCGGCACGGCTGCTGCTGCCTCGATGCTTGGCTGTCGGATTCCCGGTATCGAAAAGCGAGCGCGCAAACGTCGCATGTCTGCTGCCGAATTGGCGGCTTTAGCAAGGAGGTAGGCGTATAGCAATGGACCCATCATTGCGTAAAACCGCCGAGGAAATACAAGCTGAATCCAACCAGGGTGGTTTCAGTACGCGGATCACGGTCTGTCCGCAATGCGGACACCCGAGGTTTTACGCAACGAATACTTACTACCTAATAGATGGCACGAAACGTCGGCTACGCAAATGTTTTGCGTGCGGGCACGCCAGAAGCGAGATGGTGCCACGACCGATATTGGATGGAGACGATAATGGCGACATGGGCACAACGTGATAATCGCGTCGAATTGAAGACGCGCCTTGGAACATTTTGGGCGGAAATGCCGGACGGCTGGCGGCTGGATGATTGCCATCCGGCGGCCCTGGCGGTAGCCGAGTGGCTTCTGTTCCACAACATCCCGGCATTGCAGGAAGAGTGCATCTCACTCGAAGCATTGAAACAGCTACCGTATCGCGCGAGACCGCCCCATTCCAAAACCATCCTATGCTATTCCGCCGGAGCGGATTCGACAGCAGCCCTCATGTTGTTGCCGCGAGAAACGACGATCCCCGTCTATTGCCGTCGGCCCTATGACAGCTACCGGCGCAGCGACGGCATACCGATCAAGTTGGCTACGTTCGCCCCCATACAACGATGCCTCGACAAGGTCGGTGGCGTGGTCCAGGTGCCCAGTGTGCTTGAGACCATGGGGCCTGCTGCTGGTTTACGGCACGGCTTCCACGATGGTTATGGTTACGCGGTTATGGCCTGCCTACTGGCCGATCACTACGGGGCGGGAACGGTGGCTTTCGGTTCTGTCATGGAACAAGTGTTCATGGGGGCGGGGAACAACTACACGGATATCATCAAGATGGCGTCATCGCGCTGGCAGATGTGTCGCCAGTTGTTTCGTGTTGCTGGTCTGGATTTTGCATTGCCGACCGGCGGCTGTTCGGAAGTGTTGACGGAACGCACGGCGCGCAGCGGCCCCTATGGCGAAGTAATCGTATCGTGTCCGACTGCCGACGCAAGTAATCGGCCGTGCGGTACGTGTTTTAAGTGTTTTCGCAAATTGCGAATTGCCGGGACGTCTGCGCCCGAGCCAGACAAGAACGTCGTGGCGGTGCTTAAAAAACGCCCGCTTAAGTCGGCGACTTCTGTGGTCTACGCCTGTCAGAAGGCGGGATGGTGGAAGGTGGCTAGCCTAGCAGAATACCGCGACGTCGATCTGGGATTCTTGGAGCGATACCACGGATACGCAGTAGACTACCTGCTCAGTGTTGAACTGGCCAGCCACGTTCATAATCGCATGGCGGAACTCGGCGTCCAATCAATGAACCCTGAAGAGGAAGCGAAGTTGCGGCGCATTGGCCAAACCTTTTGGCCGGAGGCATTCAGTCGGACGCGGGCCGGTCTGCCGGATTTGTAAGAAGTAAATAGTCAGGAGAATGTTATGGCGATTTGGAAACAGAATGGGACGCGCGCCGAGCTACATTGTTCGCACGGTATGTTTTGGGCGGAAATGCCGGATGGCTGGAAGCTCGACGATTGCCACCCAACCACGCTTGCTGCTGCCTCTTGGTTGCTGCTCCACAATGTCCCCGACATGGAAGGCGAGTATCCGCCAGCCGCAACGATTCTGGACATGCCAAAACGGCCCCGAGGCGTGCGGCCGCTACTTGCTTTCTCTGGCGGCGTCGATTCGATGGCGTCCTTGATGGTGATGCCTCCCGACACGATTCCATTCTATTGTCGCCGACCCTACAGCAGCTACCGGCGCAGCGACGGCATACCGATCAAGTTGGCTCCGTTTGACCCCATCGGTCGATGTTTGGACGCGGTAGGCAACGTTACATCCGTGCCGAATACATTCGAGTTAATCGGTATTCAGCGCGGCACAACGCATGGCTTCCGTGACGATTGCGGCTACGCGGTCATGGCGTGTCTGTTGGCCGATCACCTCGGCGGTGGTTTGGTGGCCTTTGGTGCTGTCTTGGAGGGTCAGGTAACGAATCGAGGTCTCTTTTTCGGACTTTCAGCCAGTGGCATTCGTGAAGATATATTGTGCCATGCGGGTTTGGTCACGTGTTTTCCCGTCGGCGGCTGCTCGGAAGTGGCGACCGCCAATATCGTCGCCGCGAGCCGGTGGCGGAATGTTGTTGTACCGTGTCCGAAGACGGCAGCTGACGGAACGCCGTGCGGAAAGTGCTACAAGTGTTTTCGGAAGTTGCGCCTTCTCGGCCTGCCTGCGCCGGAGCCTGGCGCGAACGCACTAACCTACCTCACGAAAAGGCCGATCCCAACGGCTGGCAGTGCGATTTACGCCTGCCAAAAATCCGGCTGGTGGGGCAAGGAAGTTGAGGAGTATCGAGACGTGGACCTTGGCTTTTTGGATCGCCACTACGCGCCAGCACTCAAGGCGTACATGCCGTTTGAGCTGGCCGAATACGTCGGCCACTGGCTGCGTCGTTTCGGGGTAGAACCAATGGACGCATCGGATGAGGCGAAGCTGAAAGCGATGGGGTCGATTTTCTGGCCTGAAAAACACCAACAACTGTGGGGAGAAAAATGCGAGTAGGACTAGTTACGCCTAGTTTTCCGTGCGAGCGGCGAGTGGCGTTGCTGCCGTGCGATATCGACCACACGCCGGATACGCTGCTTGTCGAATCCGGGTTTGGCGAAATGATGGGTATACCGGATTCGGCCTACCGCGCGAAGGGTTGCGCGATTGTTTCACGTGAGAGGGTATTCCGGGAAAGTGAAGTGGTGTTTTGTCTGAAACTCTTGCAGCCCGAGGACTACGCTTTCATCCGTGAAAAACAAACAATTATAGGGTGGGTCCACCCGCACGGATCAGGCGAGCGGTTTATGCGGGAGGTTGCCGGGCCGAAGCAGTTGACGGTTGTGGACCTCGATAGTATTTCCCCGCGCGTTTATCCGCCCGGCGAAGCTTCGTTTGCTGCAAGCATTTCTCCCGGCTTTCTCTGGTGGAACAGTTATATGGCGGGCGTAGCGGCGGTTGACCACGCCCTGGCGTCGTATGGATTGTTGCCGAACGCCAATACGTCGGTTGCAGTCCTCGGAGCCGGGAACGTTGCCCAAGGGGCCTATGCGGCGCTGTCGCGGCATGGCGCGCAGGCCCGCATGTTCCGTCGCCGCACAATGGCGGAGTTTTATGAGACAATCAATCTATACGATATTGTCGTCAATGGAATCGAAATAGCTGATGGCGACAAGCCGATTCTCGGCTTCGAACAGCACCGCCTAAGGCCTGGCAGCCTAGTTGTCGATGCGGCGGCAGATGCGAACCGTGCGATCGTAGGAACGCATTATACGACGCTGGACAATCCGGTCTATCAGCGAAACGGCGTATGGTTTTATGTCGTGAACAACACGCCATCGGTCTACTATCGCCCAGTGAGCGAGTGGTTAAGCCGCGAGTTGTGGAAGCATGTGTTTCGGTCAAGTCTGAAACGACTACTGTGGCAAGACTGCAATGAAACAGATAAAAAACAATTTGCATGAACGAAACAGACAAAAAACAATTTGCATGTGGCTGCGGATATAGTCCGCTTGTCTTCAACATTTGGCGGCTTGCGACTTGCGCTGTATGCAAAAAAATCTACCTGCGTCATAATCACCGAGCAATACTGGTTGAAGACGGCGGATACCTAAACCTAAATATACAGACATTGGAATTGCACTTACGTATCGACCAACGGTGCATGCAGAAGATGGCTAAATAAAACAACAGACCACCTCCGCAGGATTTGCAGGCATGGAGACACTGGATAGAGCGGGCTCTTAAAACCAAACGCCAGATAGTGCCGCAAGCCACACCGGCTTAGCCGCTCGGCCACCGCTCCGTAGGTGGGCGACCTTCGCCGACCTCGCTATGTCGGGAACGCCAAGCCGACTGCTAGATTTAGCAGTTCCAAAAAAGCGAGGTTGCTATTTTGAGATAATCCAGCAAACTACACGCAATACGGACGACGGGGCGGAGTAATTAACCGCGCCGACACCAGCGCAATAAACAGCAGCCGTCGAGGGCTCGACACCTCGGCGGCTGTTTTTCTTTGCGCTCGTCTGTTGTCGCGGGTGGGCAGGTGCTCGGCGAGGCCCCATACGCCTCGCTTGATTGGTTCGAGTCCAATACCCGCCACTGGATTTTTGATTAGGAGATTGCATGGCTGAAAAAACTATCGCCGACGCGATCGAGGAAGCCGCGAAGAGTCCGTCGCGTGTAAGCGTAGACGGTCTGAGCGTGGATGGCCTTGACATCGAGAAGGCCATTAAGGCCAAACGGTTTCTCGCGGAACAGGCCGCCGCCTCCAAAAACCATTGTGGCCTCACCTTTCGCACGCTAGAGCCGGGGGGCTGCGGATGAATCCATTGAGTTTTATTCGCCGCGCCTTCTCGCGACGGCAGACTTCCAGACCAGAACCAGCACAACCGCCGATTCGTGGCCGCTACGATGCCGCCCAAGATTCCAACGAGATTAAGAACTTGTGGGCGGTGGTCGATCAGCTCGACGCGGACGCCTCGAATACGCTCGCCATCCGCAAAAAGCTTCGCAATCGCTCGCGCAACGAACGGGCGAACAATGGCCATTGCGCCGGAGTGATTCGCACCCACGCCAACTACATCGTCGGTACGGGCCCGAAGCTGCGACTTCAAACGCGGTCGGTGCCATTCAATCAGATGGTCGAAGCTGCTTGGGGTCGATGGTGTGAGTCCACAGGGTTCATGCGCAAGCTGCGTACGATGTGCCGAGCCAAGACAGGCGACGGCGAAGCCTTTGCCCTGTTGGTCGGAAACCCGAATATCGAACACAAGGTGAAACTGGACGTTTGCCTTGTGGAATGCGACCAAGTATCCGCACCCGTCGGCGTCTCGCAAACAGAGCGTTACGTTGATGGCATCCATTTCGACGAATACGGCAATCCGCAATTCTACGACGTTCTCAATCGTCACCCTGGCGCGTCCTGGTTCCAGGCAGGACCGCAGGAGTTCACCACCTATGCGGCGCGATTCGTCTGTCATTGGTTCGGTGGCGATGAACGCCCGGGGCAACATCGCGGCATCCCAGAACTAACGCCGTCGCTCAATCTATTCGGCACGGGCCGTCGGTATCGAGAGGCGGTAGTCGCCGCCGCAGAAACCGCCGCCGACCTTTCCGTCATGATCCAGATGGGGACGACCAACGAAGGCAATGACGAAGCCGCACCGTTTACTTCGCTTCCCATCGAGAAGCGCACGATGACGGTGACGCCTGCTGGGGCGACGGCATCGCAAATGAAAGCGGAGCAACCGGCGACGACTTACGACGCATTCAATCGCAATATGATCTGCGAAGAGGCACGGCCGCTCAATATGCCCTACAACATTGCCGCTTGTGATTCGAGCGGCTACAGCTACAGCGGCGGCCAGCTAGACCACCTCACCTACTTCGTGTCAGTGGATGTCGAGCGGCAAGACTGCGAATCGGCCGTGCTCAATCGGGTTTTTGCGGTTTGGTTCAATGAGGCGCGTGCCGCCTACGGCTGGGGCGTGTTGGCTTCACCGTCGCCCCGGCATTCATGGAATTGGCCCGCGAAACCGCAGACCGATCCCGTAAAGACGGCCAGCGCACGAAAGACAAACTTGTCCGACGGCACGACAACGCTTGGCCGCATTTATGCCGAGGATGGCCTGGACTTCGAGGACGAGGTTGTCGCCATGGCGCACGAGTACGGCGTAACCGTCGAGGAAATGCGGGTCAAACTCCTCGACTCGAACATGCAGAAATCAGGCGGTGGAGGGGCAGCGCCGCCTGACGGCAAGGACGAACCAGACGCCGACGAAACCATACCGCCGACGAAAGCCCATTCACGTTTCACCGTGCCATCCAATGGCAACGGCCACATTCACGGAGTTTTGACATGAGCAAACAAAGTCAACGGCGCAAACGCGCGCGTTTTATTCGTGCTGCCGAATCGAAGCCGCTGATCCAATTCGAGGCAAACAGCCTTGATTGGATCAAGGCGGCGGAGGGCGGCGAAGACGGCGACGGCAAAAGCGATGACCAGCCGAAGCGATTCAGCATGACCGCCTATACCGGCGGGGCCATGGACATCGGCTATTATGACGCGCCAGTGGTTATCGACCTCGCGGGCATGTCCGTTGCGCCGCCCCTACCAATCTTGATGAATCATGACGCGGACAAGATCGTCGGCCATGCCGATGATGTTGGTCTATCCGTCTCCGCCTTAAAGCTGGCCGGGGTCATCTCCGGCGCAAGCCAGGAGGCTACGCAGGTCACTGCCAGTGCGGGCTTGGGCTTCCCATGGAAGGCATCCGTCGGCGCGCGTCCCGACGAGCTTTTTTTCGTCGAGGCAGGCGTCACGACGAAGGCAAACGGCAAGACATTCAAGGGCCCTGTGTATGTGGCTCGTAAATCGACGCTGGGAGAAGTCAGTTTTGTGGCGATGGCTGCCGACGGCAAGACATCTGCCAAGGTTGCGGCTACCGCCGCTTTTACTACGAGAAAGGAACTTAATATGAAGTTCAAAGAATGGACCGAGAAGCTGTTCAATGGGGACGTTCCCGAATTGACCGAACAGCAAAACGAGAACCTGAAAGCCAGCTATGACGCCGAAGTCAAGGCGGCAGAAATCAAGGCAGCGGCAAAGCCGCCAATCGAAGGCGAACCGGCCCCGGCCCCTGTGGTCGAATCGCCGAAGTTCGACATGGAAGCATGCGTACTGGCACACGGCAAGCACGTTGCTGCAATCGAGGCGCTGTCGGCTAACTACGATGGCAAAATCGAGGCCGCCACGTTCGCCGAGCTCAAAGCGGCTGCCGCAAAAAAAGCTGCGGAATTGAAGCTCGAAGCGATGGAAGACGAGAAACCGGTCGTATGGCTGGAAGTTGCGTTCATCAAGGCGAAGTCCGAGCATGAGGTGGCTCTGATTCGCGCCGAGCGGCCGAAGGCCCCGGCGATTCATGCCGGCGGCAATGAAGCGTCCCAGGCACAAGCGATTGAGGCCGCTTTGAGTCTGCGCGCCGGATTGCAAACGCCCGAGGAATACTATTCCCGAGAGACCATCGATGCGGCGGCGAAGTTCCGCAACATTGGCTTGCAGGAAACGATGCTTACGTTTGCCCGCGCAAACGGCTACACGGGGCGGCAAACCATCCATGCAGGCAACATCCGCGAGGTGATGCAGGCGGCGTTCTCAACACACACGTTGACGACGCTCCTCACCACGACCGGCAATAAGCTGCTACTGGACGGATTCAATTCCGTATCGCAAACATGGCGAGAAATTGCATCCGTGCGGAGTGTGAAGGACTTCAAGACTCACACCGCCTACCGGATGACGGCCGACCTCGAATATGAGGAAGTCGGGCCCGCCGGAGAGATCAAGCACGGTACGCTTGGCCAGGAGACGTACACCCATCAGGCCAAAACCTACGGCAAAATGGTCGCGTTGACGCGACAGGACATCATCAACGATGACCTCGGCGCGTTCGACGACCTTCGTAATCGCTTGGCGATTGGGCAGGCCATCAAGATGAACAAGGTGTTTTGGACTGCGTTTCTCACCGCCAGCAACGCAGGCACGTTCTGGACATCCGGTCGCGGCAACTTGGTCACGAGTTCGTCATTGGCCGAAGCCGGGCTGAACACTGCCGTCAAGGCGTTCCGCGACATGGCCGGTCCTGACGGCAACCTGCTGTCCTTGGAGCCGAAACTGTTGCTGGTTCCGTCGGCCTTGGAAGCGACGGCCCGCAAGCTGTACGCCTCGCAGGAGATGCGTGACACCACGGCCAGCACGAAGACGATGGTGGCGAACATTTACCACAATCGATTCAAGCCGATCGTTGTGCCTGAGTTGGGCAACAGCTCGTACACGGGCTACTCGGCTACGACGTGGTTCCTGTTGGCCGACCCGAAGATTCTGGCTCCGATTGCCATGAGCTTCCTGAACGGGCAGGAGGCACCGACGATCGAATCGACGGACGCCGACTTCTCGACACTCGGTATCCAGTTCCGCGCCTACCACGACTTCGGCGCGGATATGTCGGAGTATCGGTCGAGCGTGAAGGCGACTGCCTAACGTTGACAAACAGATAACGGCGGTGGGCGGCGCATGATTCCGCCCACCGCCTTCACTCTCATTTGAAAGGAGTGCCCAACGATGGCACAGACACCAGTAACTTTTTTCGCAGGGTCTTACGAGACCATTGACTACACGCCGGGTGCTGATGTTGCGGCTGGCGATGTGGTTGTCATCAATTCCGTCATGCTCGGCATCGCGCCGGTTGCCATCAGCGACAGTGTTGTTGGCGTGCTGGCACGGCGCGGCGGGCGATGGAAGGGCCCCAAGCTCCAAGAGGCCATGACGGTTGGTGCCCCGCTGTACTGGGACGCCGATGGCAGTCCCTATGGAGGCACGGCCAGTAGCGGAGCGTTGGCAACGACCAACACGCTCGGGCTTTGCATCGGACGATGCACGGCCGCCGCTGCTGAAACGGCAGAGGAGGTGGAGTTCGAGTTCTGCCAATCGGATAACGATTACGACACATAATCGCTAGCGGACACAAGGCAGGGGCGGCCTTACCGCTGTCCCTGCCGTTTTTTCACCGAGAGAGGAGCCAACCCTTGAAAGTTGTGTTGATTACCGCCGTACACGGCAGGCATGTCATTGTGGAGCGAATGCTGAGGCATCACGCCAAGGTGGCAGAGCAATTGAAAGATTGCTGCGAGCTATCCATCGTCGCTGCCATGAGCCCGGAAGATGCTCCCACATTGTTTCCGGTTTGTTCGCAACTCGGCATCATCTCGACGGCATGTACAAACCACCCAGTGAGTCGTAAGTGGCAACTTGCCTTGTCGCTTGCCAAGCATCTCCTCGAACCCGACGCCGTTATTATCCTCGGGAGCGACGACTTCGCCAACGAGTCCTATTTTCGGCAGGCGGTCAATCGCATCAAGGCGGGGTCGCAGGGGTGCGGGCCTGACTCCGTGTGGTTTTACTCACAGCCGAGCGGCACGATGGGGCTGTGGCGTGGCCCGATGCGTTTGTCTACGGTGGTGTCGGCTACGAAAGACCCGGCGAACCGCGCCGTGACGATTCAACACTCTGATTTGCCTGCTGGTGCCGGCCGTATTCTATCGCGGCGTCTCTTAGATGCCATTGACTGGCAACTGTGGAACTTCGATCGTGATTCGGCGTTAGACACGTACTCAAGTTTGGCAATTCTCAATCGAGTCCATATGAAGCTCGATATTCTCCGCGTGGACTCGATGCCAGGGGCCGCGATTATCGACGTGAAAAACGGTGACAACATGCACGACTGGCGTGATCTGCCTTTCTCGCATGTTGTCGAGCCTGAGCCAGCAAAAGAGTTGTTGCGACAATTGGACCTGGAAGTCTGTGCGGGGTGATTGACGGATGGCCACGCTGCTTGAACAAGGAATGGCGATGCTTAGCAGTACGCTCCCGACGGCGGCGGGCGGCGAGGTCATTTACCAACGAGGTGACGACCGGGTTTGGATCAATGCGACATGGGGCAGGACGGAGTTTCAGATAGAGGACTCCGACGGGGTGCGGATCGAACATAGCGACCGGGATTTTATTTTTGCGGCGACCGCTTTGATCCTGGGCGGGACATTGGCCACGCCACAACGAGGGGACCGAGTAACGATTGTACGTGAGGAGCACGGCGACCAGCAGGTCTTCGAGGTGTTAGCACCCGGCGGCTCGCAGGTGTATCGCACGTGCGACCCCGAGGGCCACGTCCTCCGCGTCCACAGCAAGAGGATGACATGAGCGTACCGTCGCTTGATATCGCCGACGCTGTTGTGACCGTGCTGAATGCGGCCGACCTCAGCCTGGACTTTACGGCGGAGCGAAAGTATACGCCGAAGTTCGACCTTCATTCGAGCGCTGCGGTACAGGTGGCCGTGGTGCCGAAGTCGGATGCACGCAACATGCAGACGCGCGGTGTAGACGGGGCGACCATTCAGATCGACATCGGCGTGATGAAAAAACTGCAAAATGCCATAGCGGATGAGGCGACCGAGTGCGATGCGTTGCTGGAGTTGTGCGAAGAAATCAAACCGCTCGTGAACCGTGAACGACTCTCTGGCGTGGAAGACTCCGTTTGCATCGGGATTCAACAGGAGCCGATTTACTCGGTCGAGGAAGTGGACGAGAAACGGACGTTCTTGACGGTGCTGACTGCGACATTCAAAACCACGGTAGCCCCATGATCGGCATGAAGCTAAACACAGCGAAGAGCATGTTCTTCGACTCGCCGAAGGTCAAGAACGCCGTGGACAAGGCGACGCGGAAAGTGCTGTCGCGGTTCGGGGCGTTCGTTCGGCGCACGGCGAAGCTGAGCATTCGGAAACGCAAGAAGGCATCGGAACCGGGCAAGCCGCCGAATTCACATACCGGCTTGCTTAAGAAGTTCATTTTTTTCGGCTACGATCCCGCAAAACGAAGCGTGGTGATTGGGCCGACGCGACTTAATTCAACGGCGGCCTTTGTCCCGCCAATCTTGGAACATGGCGGGACAACAAAAATAATCAAACGTCGCAGGGGGCGGCGCGTTGTGGTCCCCGTCCAGATTGCCGCCCGACCATTCATGCGACCGGCGTTTCACAAGGAACTACCGAAGCTGCCCGACATGTGGAGGGACAGCGTAAAACCGTAAACCATAGACATCCGTAAAACCGACAGACGCGCGGCGGCGTGGGAGTATCGCACGCCGACAAGCAAACAAACGGCCGTATGGGGGCCAAGTCCTCGCACGCGCCGTTTTTTTGTGCGCGCGTCAGTCGGTTTTTCTTTTGAGAAAGGAGCCACGCGATGGCAACAAAAATGGGGTTCGAGGGGAAGATTTATTACGGCGTAGCCGGGTCCACCGCCTCGACGGAGATCACGAACAGCCGCGACATCACCTACACGATTAGCTCGTCGAAAGCGCCGACGACGGTACGCGGCAGTAGCGGCGTTCCGCTGAAAACCGAGCGAGTCGTGGAGCTTGCCGTTTCAATCGAATGGCAGATGACGAACGACACGACTGACACCACCTTGGCCGCGCTACGCACGGCGGCGGCGGCGGGCTCCGAAGTCGCATTGCGGACGAAAGACTACTCGTCCGGCAAGGGCTTCGACGGCGATGTGACGCTTGACGTGAAAAACGGCAAGCCGATCGGCGGCGAACAGACCTTCGACTTCACGGCAACTCCATCGAAGGAAAGCCGCACTCCACAGGCTTACACGTAATTTATGAACAGCAAACAGAAACACAAAACATAGAAGGAAGGTGAATCATGGCAAACACGGGAACATTGGCAATCGTCGGCAGTATCGGCGGTGTGTCGATCAATAAGACGATTTCAGAAACCGGGGACCATTTCAACGTCTACGGTGACGGCGATGCCGGTGAGAATATCGCGTTGACTGCCGGTCAGGCGGCGTCCTCATGGGTCAAGACCGATGCGGACACCGCCGCCTGCAACCTGACCGAAGGGCACGGCTACAGCACAGGCAAAATGGACGTGTACTGGACGGGCGGCATGCGATACGACGTGGATGTGACGGTAACGGTCAACGCCTTGGCCCTCGACGGCGGAACGGGCGATGATTTTCCTGCGTCAGCATCGTCAGACGTGATTGTCTGCACGCATCAGCAGATCAATACGGCCATTGACGGCGACGAGTGCCAGCTACTCATCATGAATTCGTCGAAACGCGGCCACGTCCATTTTGAGGACGCGGATGGCGATACCATCGCCGACATCGAACTCCAATCGGATCAGCCCTATTCATGGAATCAGAGCAACGGCGTCACGAATCCGATTACGGGCGACCCGATCACGGTTTGCTATGCAAGCAATGGCGAGGCCACAACGGGCTACCTCACGATTCTGTCGCTCGAAGATTCCACACCATCATAAGAAAGGCGGGTGATTTGTGGCGAAGTTTGTTGACTCGCTGGGGCGTGAATGGATCGTCGATGTGACTGTGGACAAAATCAAGAAGGTCCGCAAGGCCCTTGATATCGACTTGGCCGATGCGTCTGGCGAAGTGGTCCACCAACTTTCCGAAGATATCGTCTTGATGGCAGATGCGCTTTGGCTGCTTTGCGAAGACCAGGCTATTGTCAAAAAGATTACGGACGAAGAGTTCGGGCGGGGACTGGTCGGCGATCCGCTTGATGCGGCGGCCGGGGCGTTGGTGGAAGCCATCTCGGATTTTTCCCCCGGCCAGAGGAGATTGCTGCTGCAAAAGGCGACTGCCAAGATGCGGGCGGTACGCGAGAAGGCGGAGAGTCTCGCTCTGGCCAAACTCGACGATCCGAAACTGACGGAGCAGCTAGAGGCGGCCCTGATGACGCGCATGGACGCGGAGATGCAAGCGGCTTTGACGCGATTGAATGGGCCTACGAGCTCGCAGGGCAAATCGGCGGAATCAACCCAGGTCCCTTGACGATCCGTGAATTGTGGTGGATGGCGCGCGGTGCGTGGGATCGGACGATGCTTTTGGCCGTCGCGTTTTGCGATCCGCAGGCGGTCGGCACAAATCCATATCGAGCCAGCATTAACGCGAGTCGGCGCGACGTACTGCCTTACGATCCGGCAGTGATGCAGAAAATCCAAGACAGCGGACTAATGGGGTAAGGCACCATGCCGGGACAAAACGACATTCTAGCTGGCAGGGCGTGCGTTGAAGCCTATCTTGACTCCCGCAAGCTGAATAAAGGCTTGGCGGCTGCACAAAAGCGGCTGCGCGATTTTGGCAACGGCATGGCCACGATGGGCCGTTCGATGATGATGGGTAGCGCTGCCATCATCGCTCCGATAATTGCCGCCACAAAACACTTCGCTCAGGCTGGCGATACTCTTGATAAGGTGTCGTCGAAGCTAGGGGTTTGCACAAACGCATTTTCAGAGCTGGCTTTCGCGGCCGAACAAACAGGAGTAGGCCAAAAAACCTTTGCGATGGCGCTACAGCGCATGACTAGGCGGCTTGCCGAGGCGGCACGCGGAATGGGAGAGGCGCAGTCAGCCCTTAAGGAACTACAACTAGACGCTGTGGCACTTGCCAGAATGTCACCAGATCAGGCGTTTATGACGATTGCCAGTGCTATGGAAAATGTAACAAACCAATCGGATCGTGTGCGACTGTCATTCAAGCTGTTCGATTCCGAAGGTGTTGCGTTGGTGAATACGCTAGCTCTCGGCGCTGATGGTCTAGAGAAATTACGCAACGAGGCGAGAGAGCTTGGGTTGTCTATCGGCCCCGAACAGGCGAAGTCGGCGGCAGAGCTAACAGACGCGATCAATCGTGCCAAGCGTTCCGTCTCGGCGGCTTTCTTCCAAATCGGTGCGGCCATTGCGCCGGTAATGAAAGACATGGCAAAGTGGATCAAGGACGTTGCCCTTAAAACACAACAGTGGGTGAGCGAAAACAAAAACATGATCGTTGCGGTTGGCATGACGGCGGCCAAAGTTGCGGCCGCCGGGGCCGCGTTGTTTGTGCTCGGCAAAGCAATTACGGGCGTGGCCGCCGCACTTGGTATTCTCAATGCCGCAGCCGTATTTTTGATGGCTAACCCGTTAGCAGCCGCATTTGCCGCAGTTGTTGCCTCCGCCGCTGGGCTCGTCTATGTAATCCATGACGTGACTACACACACGGCCAAGCTGGCAGAGGCGCAGGCTAACGCAAGGAGTGCCGGCGACAAACTGCGAAAGTCTTCTCAATTGCAGGTACAGCGGCTTGAACAGCTTGCGGAAAAGCAAAATCTCAGCAATAGCGAAATGCAAGAGGCGCAGGGCATTATTGCGGCACTGGAAGGGCACTATGGCGGCCTCGGGGTCAGTATTGACAAAGCGACTGGCAAAATTGTCGGCCTCGCTGGTGCGCAGCAAAAACTAAACGACGCAATGCGCAATGCGGCAATCAAGGAAGCACAAGCGGAATGGTCCGAATTACAACAGAACGCGGAAGAGCTATATCGTGAGTCTAAAAGCGCGTGGACGGCAGCAGGCCAGCAGGATGCAGCGAACCGACTGAATGTTGTCTTAAAAAAAATGTACGCGATTCGGATGCGAATCCGAGCCTTGAATGGCGGCGATGATGCCGCCCTGACCGGCGAACCGGCAAAAAGAAAAACAGCAGACGACACACTGGCTGGAAAAATTGCAGACGAGGAAGAAATCGCAAAACGCCAAAAAGAATGGGAACACGAACTTCGCCAAATAGAGATTCAAGGGATCGAAGACACGCACGACCGGCGATTGGCAGCGATCGACGAGGAGTACGATTACAAAATCCAAAAGCTGAAAGACGCAGGCGAGTACGACTCGCGGCGCAATCTGCAAATCACTGCCTCTCGAATTGCAGAGAAGGCAAATGTCGAGAAGGACCGGCAGCGAGAACTCGACGCGGCAAAGAAGCGGGCCGCTGAAGAAGAGGCCAGGCTCGCCGAAGATTTAGCCGACCGCGAGAAGCAAATCGCCAACGACACGGCGGTGGCGAAGATCAATGCGACGAAAACCGGCATTGACAAGGAAATGGCATTGCTTCGCTTGCGGCACAAACGCGAACGAGAAGAGGCTTTGAAGGCGGGGCTCGATCCGAAAGTGTTGGCCGCGAAACACAAATATGAGGAGCAAATCGCCATGCAAGGCGCGGCCATGCAAAGTGGTGGCGGTAGCGTTCGCGGCACGTTCTCTGCGTCGGCCATTTCCGGCATGGGCATGGGCGGCGGGCTCCAGCAGCGGATTGCGGAAGCCGTAGAGGGCGTTTTTAAGTTCTCCGGCGAAACCACCACACTGACGAAGGAACTAAAAGAAGAGTTCAAGCGATTCAACCTGGAGGCTGCACCATGAGCACTGCCTGGGGCGAACGAACCAGTGGGATGAGGCGAGGGACGAACCCTGAATCGTTGACCGTGCCCTATCGGCTGACCACGAACCCGGGGACCAGCCCGACGGTTGCGCGGGCGTTGGCCCTTGC